CGTAAATGCTCCCCAGTTAGGGGCTATACGTTGCGCATCCACTGCGGAAGTGTCCGCATGATGCACAGATTTCACCCGTTAAGTTCATTCTTAACGTGTGAAAGAAGCTCGGCAATTTCGTTGAAATTGCCCAGCCGGCCGTAGAAGTCGGGGTCTAAGATCCGCTTCTGCAGGAGCCTGTTCGACACATTCGTCAAGTGTAGGACAGGTTTCGTTAAGGGGTCCCCCATGAGGACACCTTGACGAAGGAGGACCTTGTGGATATCGCCTTCCACTGGTTCTCCAAGATCTGCTAGTAGGCCTGTGGCCTTAAAGTAGATCTCACGAGGTTTGTAGCAGGTTTCTACTACAATACCTTGTAATACCTTGGGTATACCACATTTGGTCATCCAAGGGATTCCCAGATCTCTCCCCACTTGGTGTTGGAGAAGATCGGTAGCCTCTTCGTAATCTGTAGAAGACACGAAGAGGTCTTCGAATGTGTCCGTCCTTTCGACGTACCCTTCGAATGGGGTCTCCTCTCTCCTTAAGAGAGAGAAGACCTCTTCTCTTTCAATTTCGTTCGAAAACGAATTGAAAAAGTTCCAGCCGTGGTTTGATGCACTCATTCCAGACTGGCTGCTCCGGATCCCTTTCGCTAGGGGTTCGGAACATACCTTGCTAACAAGATCGAGAACGATCTTGAGGCAAGCACGGGCCTTGGTAACGCTTCTCGCCTTACCAGGTTCCTTCACCACGGTTAAGAATGCCTTACGCAATTCTTCCGGTGGTGTGTGGAGAACTCGGTCCAAAGAGACCCAGAATATAAGTTCTCCAACCGTGTGAAACTCGTTGGCAAATTTCCAACCGTTCACACGTCCCGTGTCCAGATCTCGTAAAGGGATCTGATGCATGGGTGACACGTCGCAGATCATTCGTTTGATCTGCTCCGTGGTACCGCCTTCTTTCCTGGTTAATTCCCAGCAAGCGGCGGACGTTACCGTGACCCTCGACTTAGTCGAGAGTCCGGTGACCGCGGCTATAGGGAGGTCCTTGATGACCTCCTC